ACCAATCTCAGTAAGAAGGGGAACAGCACTTGATAAAGGTCGTATTATTGTTTTTAGCGATGCCCATTTTTATCCTGATGACACTACTACAGCTTATAAGGCTTTGCTTAAATTTATTGAGCATTTTAAGCCAACGATTATTGTTAATAATGGCGATTCCTTTGATGGTGGTTCTATTAGTCGGTTTCCTCGTATCGGTTGGGATAAGAAACCTTCTGTCCAAGAAGAACTTGAAGCCAACAAGCTCTACTTAGGCGAGATAGAAAAGATACGACCAGCAGGGTGTAGGCTTATTTGGTGTCTTGGTAATCACGATGCCCGATTTGAGACCATGCTTGCTGCACAGGCTAGTCAGTTTGAGGGTGTAGAGGGATTCCAATTAAAAGACCACTTCCCTCTATGGGAGGGGTGCTGGTCGTTTTGGGTTAATGACGATACTGTAATTAAACACAGGTTTAAGGGTGGCAGATACGCAGGCTATAACAACGCTGTAGCAGCACAAACCAACATTATCACAGGTCATACCCATGTATTAGCTTGTCAGCCGATTACAGGCTATTCTAAGACGATTTGGGGGGTACAGACAGGCACACTAGCAGAACCCAATAATATGCAGTTTGCAGACTATACCGAGGATTCGCCTAAAGATTGGCGTTCTGGCTTTGTTATGTTGTCTTGGGAACGAGGCAAGATGCTTATGCCGGAGATGATCCAAGTCTGTGGTGAGGATGAGGTAGAGTTCCGAGGAGAGATTCTAAAGGTATGAAACTGACCTCCACTATCCTAAAGAATATCTACACCATGCTTGTGGTGTGTGAGCCTTTTGATAAGTGGGATATGCCTCTTGCAGAACAGATAAAGTTTATTGTGGACTACGATCCCGACACCATGGGAACTTACTTGTACGATGATGGTGCAGACAAGTATGAACACATAATCACAATATCAGCAGCTAGAAATGGCTTCATAGAGACCTGTATCCGTACAATGGCGCATGAAATGATCCACGCTAGTAGGTGGAACACTTCTACTTGTGCTTGGACAAAACACGATAAGACTTTTAGATACAGAGCCAAGTTAGTATCAGAATCTCTAGGGTTTGATCCTTTAGAGTTGTAGTTATTCTGTACATTCGCAAGGCGCATCAAATCCTACAAATGGAAGCGTCATTTGTGATTTGTGCATCAAAATTACTTCCGACCAAGCATAATTTCTACCTAAACCTTTGATGCTGGTAAGTTCTGCTTGTTTTTCAATTTTTAATGCTCGTTCCAACAAATCAGGATGTTTCTCATAAAGATCAACAATTTCTTTTGGGCGAGATGATGGGCAAAAGAAACAAGCAGATTTGCCAACATTAGTAATGCCATGCCTTTTTATGATGTCTAAACAATCCTCACGCTCCCATTGCCATTCAATTAATGGATATTTATTGGTATATTTTGGATCTTGTCTTTTTGCAGCATTGTCAGCTCTATGCTGTTCTCCAGCATCATAACCAACATATTTAATACATTTTTCACCTTTTGCCCATGTTTCTTTAGCTGGCTGCCAATTATTTAAAAATTTATCTTGAGGTTGAATTTTAAAATGAGAACTGCAAGTTTTAAAACCATAAGCAATTGATGGTAAGCATTTTCTTTTTAAACAATCATCTTCTAAAGTAACTATTTCGCCTAATTTATTTTTATTTTTAACAATTTTTATAGGGTCATAACCTAATTTATTTAAATAATTACTAAAATTTTCAATATGCTCATAAGTTGTTGGTCTTTCAGCTCCAGTATCAGCAAAAAGTATTAAATCAATAGGTTCATTTTTTTCAATTAAACCTAAAATCATAGCGGTAGAATCCACCCCCCCCCCGAAAGCGACTATGTGGGGGTTCATTTCATCACCCCAACAAGTCCTCGTTCAAAAAGTTCACCAATGGTTGCGCGGTGCGCCTGTTCCCACATCTCAATCCTTGCGTCTTTCGATAGTGTGCTAGATGTATCGGCTTCCGCATGGCAGCGAAAACAGAGGCTTGCAATGCGAAAATCGGATGCCTTAAGTCCACGACCTTTTCCATCTCTAAGCTGGTTGGAATGTGCAGCCACGACAGTTCCATCTTCTATCCCACAATGTTGACATGGTAATAGTCTAGCAAGTTCTAGGAGTTTTTTGTTTCTATACATTTTCTAAGGTATTCGTTTTCTTCTCTTGTTTTCTTTAACAACTGAGATAAATGGTGTGCTGTCTTTAGCATCTCTTTGTACTTATTAAGGTTTAAGTTGTAGTTTGTAGAGTCCACTATTGTGTACTAATCCGTATAGAAATGTAAACTATGAGAAACACAATCAATGCCCAGATGTAGACAAAGTCGCTATCGAGCATGACTATCTACAGATCGGTTAGTAGCCTCTAGACTGCGCCATATCTCGACTTTGAGTTGTGCAGCAGTCAGCATCCACTTAATCTTCTCCTCGCACTCTACAGCCTCTTTTAAGCCATCTAGTAGCCCAATATACTCTGGGTCAGCATAAGCATCTACCTCGGCTGCTGCAACAGACTTAGCCGATGATTTAGACATAAGGATACTGCGCTTAGACTTTAAGAAGTTTTCTAGGTAGATTCTGTTTGCCTTGGCTTTAGCAAAGTCTCCTGAATACTTCATTATGTACTCTACTGCTTTTGTTGGATCTATATCCATTTTCCCCATTCCCCTTTATTCCCTTTAGACCATTGTTCTCCGTACAGGATTAATAGGTCTTTATCTATCGTATGGTCTGATAAATACTTTCTCCACTTTGTCAGACCCCAAACTGCTCTCCACTTACAGAGTTGCCGTACTGCACATTGTTTCATGTGAGTTAATTCGTTCACCTATCCACCTCATTACTGGTACAGCCATTGAATTACCTAAAGCCTTATATCTATTAGTATCTGCTGCATTTGGTATGTTTGTATAGTCATCTGGAAAGCCTTGTAGTCTTTCGCATTCTTTTGGGGTTAATCTGCGGGCTTTCATATTTCTACAAGCAATTGCTGTCCTATTTTTTGCTTGCAAAGCTAATGATAAATTATTACTAAATGCTGCTTGTGTTCCAGACATTGCTGCTGGAAAAGATATTGGATGAATTACAGCCATATCATCTTGCCCATTATGACCTAATCCTTTTCCCCAGCTTTTTGTAATAGTACCAACTTTAAGTTTGTAGGAATCATCTTGTTCCTTTTTTCTGCTCGATTTAGTATTCCTTGACAGGCTCTCGGACTCAAATAATACTTCTGCGGTAGGTTTCCAGTTTCCAAAATGTCCGACAACAAACACTCTCCTTCTGCGCTGTGCGACTCCAAAGTATTGAGCATCAAGCACCCTGTAGCTCCACCCATACCTGAGTTCGCCCAACGCACCGAGGAAGCTGCCAAAGTCTCGCCCCCCCCCGCTACTAAGGACACCTGGCACATTTTCCCAAATGAACCACTTGGGTCTAAAGTGGTCAAGAATTCCAACATAGGTGATAGCAAGATTGCCTCTTGGATCTTCAAGTCCTTTCCTAAGTCCTGCAACAGAGAATGATTGGCAGGGAGTTCCTCCGACCAAAAGTCCAATTGGGTCATTTATTTGCCACTCCTTATATTTTGTCATATCGCCAAAGTTGGTTACTTGCGGATAATGATGTGCAAGAACCTGACTTGGGAATTTTTCTATTTCTGAAAAGCCTACAGGTTTCCACCCCATATGATGCCAAGCTACTGTAGCTGCCTCTATACCAGAACATACTGATAAGTAGTTCACATCTGCCCCTCTAGCTCTAGGATTCTACGATGTAGTCTTTGCCTGTACTGATCCATAGACTCGCCAGGATATGGTTGACATCCTACTTCTCTGCCTTTAGCAAGAGTTCCCTGATCTGACCGATGCCATGCTAATACTTCTTTTTTCTTTTCCTCTATTACAAGCTCATCCTCAAACCTCTCCTGATTTATCCAAGTAGAGGCATGAGGGATAAACTCCCAATCAGTTCCCTTTGCTGCCCAGTATTTTCGATGCTCTGCTATTGCCTCTAGTGCTTTTTGTTGGTTGTCTAGACTTAGCTTTTCCCACGATCTTTTTGCTGTTAGCTTTCCGACCTTTTTGGGGTATTGCGACCAAAAGTTCTCGAATGTCATTTTCCCTTTTCCTTTCGTTTATTACTGTTTCCATTACTGCTGTAAAGCCTGCTTGCATTAAAAACTTATGACCGGCTTTATCCATCGTGAGTTCGCACTCTGCCGATCCATCTGGTAATTCTTTAATTATATTAACTTGTATCTTCATCTATAAACACCTTTATGTTTTTGTTAAAGTCTGCTTTCATAAGAACTGGCTTATTTAAGCAATCTAACATTTTATATAGATTCTGCTTTACTTCTTCTAAGTCCTCTCCCATCACACCAACACCTCTAGCTGTGTACAGATAAGGCTCATGGTTCTTATCGTAAAAGACCTCGCACACCTCGACCCAAGGCTCTCCATCGTTCTCGTCTGAAAAGTCTACCACTCTATGATTCCAATGCATTATTTACTCGCCAAGATGTAAAGACCAACATTACTAAACGCATATCCTGTATATACAACTGCCATAGGCACATTGCCCTTTACTCCTTGCTCAATCCCAATATAAAGGTATATCAAGCCTGTAACAATAATAAGCCAAGCACTCACTTTTTCTTTCTTAACTCTATGTGCTTTTGTAAAATATACCAAAACTTAGATTTGATAATCATTTTTTCCCCTTTGTAACTTTAATAATCTTATACGAGTTCTACAAATAAGTCCTAAGTGTTTTCCCTAATCCATTTATTTCTGTAGATTTGGAGAGCTTCTGTATATCCGTTAATTTGGTGAATGTCATGCGTTCCTTGGGTAAAGTGGGTCAGCATCCTGTATCCATCTTTTATACAGAAGTTGTTTAGCCCTCGGTCTGCCATCTGTCGGCAAATATCCTGATCGTAGAAGTGATAGCTAGGTATAGACTCATCAAACCGCACATCTTGGCAAGTAGCCAGCATTAATCCATCTAGGTGCAAGCAGAACTCTTTGCCATCGCTAAAGTACAGTATTCCGCTACGAGGGTCTAGTACGCTACCAACACATTGTCCTTCCCACCAAGGAGATGCCTCTGTCTGGCTGCCTATAACCCCTATCATGCCTATATCCTCAACACAGTAGGCTAGTAGGTTCATCCTAAGTAAGTGTGGGTTAGTAACAATAATGTCGTGATGGATAAAGCACTTTATCTTGTGTTTAGCTCTGTCTATGCCTGTGTTATACCCTTGTGCAATAGACTGTGGTTTTTCTACCACTACAATCTCATCATCCTCTTGTAGAAGTAATGACTTAAGTAAACATCTCTCTAGGATAGATGGATTATGGGTACAAACAATGTAACTTATAGATTCCATAAACAACCTTTAGGTAATGTTTATATAACAATATACAACTTGTAGGTAAATATTTAATTAACTATATATTTTGTATATATTTTGACAATACTCCACTAAAGGGTGATAGGCATTTATTCTGCCACCCTGACCCATCTGTTACCAGACTAGTCCTTCCTAAGATAATGTTCTACTCAATTGCAGATTAGCTCACCCATTTATCTACAATTTTGTGCAGTACCCATTTAAGTCTGCTAGGCTTGCCATCGGGTAATGAGCCTATCTTTTCTTCCACGCTGCCGATCTAAGCACTATGTTTCGCCTGGAGTGCGAGCAGAAATAGAAAAACCCCATAAGGTAGCTCTAAGTTGATACCACTTAGCAAAGCAGTCGAGACCTTTGCTAAATGCTCAAAGCTACCCTATAGGGTCTACTCAACTGTGGTACTAACAGGTATCAATCTGCTAACTAAATTATAAATCAAAAAATAACAAAAATCCTCTATTAAGTAGATATTAAGCCTATTAAGCTCTTAAAAAGCTAATAAATTGCTAATTATGGTTTTTTACCACTCCCTTCTATGGGAGAGGTTAAAACTCAAATTCTTTAAAGTCGTACCTCCCATTAGGTTTCTTAAACCAGCCTATTACTATAATTCTCCACCCAGACCTAATAAGCTCAGGGAGATATTCGCTTTCTTGGATCTTCTTAATTCTGGATGACATATTGCTTTTGGATGTCATTTGTATGCCTAAAGACTCTCCGTTTCCAATAGCCACCATGTCTAGTATGCCAAACATATCTTTTTTTCGTTTTGTAAAAGAGTTGTAGGATTCGACCACTTCGCATTTATACCCCTGAGACTCGTATAGAGCCTTTGTACGCTGATTGTAGTTAGGCAAGGTCTTCT